CTTTTCATGCTTGGCCTGCTCAACCGACCTATAGGGTTTACGGGCTCGCCAACCTTATTGATAACGCTCCAGCTCTTCTTAAGCCCAAGATGCATGTGCGTGTTGGATTAGACATTGAGATTTCGTACGAAGAAGCCAACTTCATCAAAGAAACTTTTGTGAAAGACTACGACTTGCGTGAGATGAGTTTGATCCCAAACAAGAACTCAGATGTAGACACAGACATGGCGCCTGGTGAGATCAAGTTTGAGTCAGTAGATCAAATTGTCACAGATCAACTCACAAACATCGAATCAGAATTTTACGACAACAAGCTACTGCTGAAGATTTATCAAAACTTATGATCTATTGTGTTTGGTATCCCAGTGGCGGTTTTGGGCACTTTATCAATGCAGTATTAACGTTGCATGGTGATAATTTTGTAAGACCATCAAAGTCGTTGGAATTTTCCAAAAACGGCAATAGCCATAATCTTGATTTGGTTGTTCCCAAGTACTTGCATGAATGCTGGCCAGGCGGAATTGAGTTCCGCAATGATAAAAATTATTGTGTGTTGATAGACAACGGGATCAACAACGAGTCAACTCAGTTTAAATATACTTTTCCCAATTCAACTGTTATCAAAATTTGTTATACAGATCGCACTTGGCCCATTGTTGCAAGAACTATGATTGACAAAGCCATGGAAAGCAGCATTGAAGAACAATTGCCCACTGACATCTGGGAGACTGGCGAGCCTTGGGCACGGCGTGAAAAGTATTTTTTGTTTTTACGGGATCATCCTCTTCGACATGCATGGAAATCTCAAGAAGATAGTGCAATATACATAGACGAATTGTACAATGACTATGATGAGTTTTTTTACACTGTAAATTCTATTGTGAAATTAAACTGGTGCAAAGACTTATGGTCCAAATGGCGTACTGCAAATGCCATGTACATTGATCCAATCAAAGATGCAAAAAGTGTTTTGAACTATGTAAAAATGCAATGGTCATCTGACTTGACACATGTTACAGACGTATGGGCGCAGGCTGTGGTTTACTATTACATTTGGCTGGAGTTTGGTATTGAAGTTCCACACAATGACTATGCCGACTGGTTTACAAATACAAATGATATTGTTATAATGCTTGACAAGCACGGAGTAAAAATTTGATCCAAATACGCGACCTTACTGTTAAAAACTTTATGAGTGTGGGCGCAGCCACACAGGCTATCAATTTTGATCGCACGGACCTTACACTGGTGCTGGGTGAGAACTTGGACTTGGGAGGCGATGGATCACGAAACGGTACAGGCAAGACCACAATCATCAATGCGCTGAGTTATGCATTGTATGGACAAGCACTGTCAAACATTCGCAAAGACAACCTAGTAAACAAGACCAATGCCAAACACATGTTGGTCAGCCTGGACTTTCACATCAACGGCACAGACTACCGGATTGAGCGTGGCCGCAAACCCAACGTGCTCAAGTTCTATGTCAACAACGAACACAAAGCCGCAGAAGACGAAGCACAAGGGGATTCAAGAGAAACACAAGACGCCATAGAGCGCATCATCGGCATGAGCCACGACATGTTCAAACATGTGCTGGCCTTGAACACCTACACAGAACCGTTTCTAAGTTTGAAGGCCAACGACCAACGCACCATCATTGAGCAGTTGTTGGGCATTACCCTGTTGAGTGAACGTGCTGACCGCATCAAAGAACTCAACCGGCAGACCAAGGATGCTATTCAGTCTGAAGAGTTTAGAATTCGTGCTGTGCAAGAAGCCAACAAGCGCATTGAAGAACAAATTACCAGTTTAGAAAAGCGTCGAACCATGTGGTTTAAAAAGCAACAGGAAGACTGTGCCGGGTTTGAAACGGCTATCGGTGACCTTGAACACATTAACATTGATGCAGAAGTACAAGCACACAGAGACTTGGAAGCATTTCACATTAAGAAAAAAGCCATCGATGAGGCTAACCGATACATTCGACAGATTGCCGCAGACGATGTCAAGCAACAAAAACTGTTAGACAAACTTAAGACAGAGATTGCAGCACTAGACGATCACAAGTGTCACTCATGTGGCCAGGATTTGCATGACAACAAGCAAGATGAACTCAAGCAGGCCAAAGAAGAACTGTTAAAAGAAACTGCATTGCAATTGCTTGCCAACAACACTCAAAAACAAGAACATCAAGATACGCTGATTAATTTAGGAGAACTAGGCGTTGCACCTACTGTATTTTACGACACACTGGAAGATGCGCTAAATCATCGCAACACTCTCAGCACCTTGCGAACTAGTTTGGATACACGAAAAACAGAATCTGATCCATATACAGAACAAATCACAGACATGCAGGGACAAGCTCTGCAGGTTGTGAGTTATGATCACTTGAATGAACTTACTAGAGTGCAGGACCATCAGGACTTCTTGCTCAAACTGCTAACTTCAAAAGACTCGTTTGTGCGTAAGAAGATTATTGAACAAAATTTGAGCTATTTGAATCAACGTCTCACACACTACTTGGATAGGATTGGACTGCCACACACAGTGAAGTTCATAAACGACTTGACTGTGAGCATTGAAGAACTAGGTCGTGAACTGGACTTTGACAATTTGAGTCGCGGTGAACGCAATCGATTGATCTTAAGCATGAGTTGGGCATTCCGTGATGTGTGGGAAAGTTTGTACTCGCCCATCAACTTGCTGTTTATTGACGAGATGATTGACAACGGCTTGGACACACAAGGTGTGGAGAATGCACTGAGCTTGCTAAAAAAGATGAGTCGCGAACGCCACAAGTCAATTTGGCTGGTGAGTCACAGAGATGAACTTACTAGCAGGGTAGAAAACATTCTCAAAGTGATCAAAGAGAATGGCTTTACCAGCTACAACACAGATGTAGAAGTAGCGTGATATATGAATCAAATTAATAAAATTACCCCAACACAGCATTACTTTCTAGTAAGTTGGATCCAACATATAAGATGCAACTACGATTGCATGTATTGCCCCGAAAACAGACACAACGATTATTCACCACTACCTAATTTTGATACAATGTGTCAACATTGGAAACAAGTGTTTGAAAAAACTAAACATCGCAATCTTCCTTACGGTATCAGTTTCAGTGGTGGCGAGGCAACAATAAACAAAGATTTTATCTTATTCATTGAATGGTTATTTGACAACTACGGCCATAGTATTCCTAAAATGGGAATAACGACCAACGGCAGTGCGTCATTGTCATATTATAGTAAACTGTTTGATAAACTTACATATATTAGTTTTAGCACACATTCAGAATACATGGTGCCTGATGAGTTTTTAAACAAAATAAAAATTTTAAACATCTATGCAAAACAGAATAACAAAATTGCATTTGTAAATGTCATGCAAGAATACTGGGCAACAGAACAAATTAAGGAAGTTATTGATTTTTGCAAAAATCATGACATTCCATATGCGGTTAGCAAAATTATTTACAGCCTACCTGGTAGTCGAGATTGGCCTATTTTTAAAATCAACAAACAAACCGAAGGTCGACAAGATTTAAAAATTACGCAAGATTTATTAAATTACAGCAATCAAGAAATAGATCCGTTGATAGAGATCGACGACAAATATTATAACATTGAAATAACATCAGACAATAACTTGCCTCAATTAACGTTTGCATCCAAGTTAAATTATTTGAACTTACATCAATTTGAAGGATGGAAATGTCATGCCGGGCTTGACAGAATTTTTATTACACCTGACAGTTCAGTCTACAGCGGTGAGTGCGAAAATGAGTTTATGGGAAAACTTGATGACAACTCATTTAAACTATTTGACAAGCCGCATACCTGTAAACAAAAAACTTGTACTAACAATCCTGATGATCTTCAAGTAATAAAGTATGCTGTCTAACATTTGGTCGTATCTGTCAGTTGACGAGTATCAAATTGAAGTAACCACTTACTGTAATGCCGCGTGTCCACAATGCCCTAGAAACAACAACGGATCGGGTATCAATCCTTATCTCACGCTCGAACACCTGCCTAGATCAGTGATTGACTCTGCATTTGATACTGAACTGTGCAATAGACTTCGTCAAGTGTTCTTTTGCGGCAGTTACGGCGATCCTATCATGCATCCAGAGTTTTTGGATATACTACGAGACTTTAGACGCAAGTGTCCTACATTGTGGTTGTACTTGCATACCAATGGCGGGGTACACTCAACAGAGTACTGGCAAGAGATGGCCAAAATAATTGGCGGTTATGGGCAGGTTGATTTTAACATAGACGGACTTGACAATACCAACCAGTTGTACAGAAGAAACACAGACTTTAACAAAATCATTGACAATGCCACTGCATTCATCTCAGCTGGTGGCCGAGCTGTTTGGAACTTTATTGTGTTTGAGCACAATCAAGATCAAGTTGAACAAGCAAGAGAACTCAGCAAGAAAATTGGATTTCGTGAATTCAAACATCGTGCTACTGGTAGATTTTTAAATCACAAAACCATGGACACATTTGACCAGTGGCCAGTTCAATCACGTCAAGGTCAAGTTGAGTATGTGTTGACTCCTACTACACTAAAACAATACCGAAACAAAAGCATTGAGATACTGCCAAATCTCAAAAGTCAATACTCAAACATGGATGAATACTTTGCTAACACAGAAATATGTTGCGATTCACTGGCTGGTCGCAAGGTAGCTATCAATGCCAGCGGATTGGTACTGCCTTGTAACATGCTAAATCACAATCTAACTGATGCTAGATTTCGTGACCAATCGGTATTGCCATGCAGTCATGATCTGAGCACTGTGAATGGCAAGAACCAAGTTCAAGAATTTGTCGACAGACATGGCAGAGATAATCTAAACATTCATCACACATCGCTAAAACAAATATTCAACAATTCGTTTTGGTCGGATCTTGTGGCCAGTTGGAAGTATAACACATTTCCTGAACGCATGTTTGAATGTGCAATGACTTGCGGCAAGCAATTTACCAAAGTATGGGACCAAACAAAAATGAACAAAACGTTTTTTATTACCGGCGGAAATCGTGGATTAGGGTTACACCTTAAAGAAAAATTTAGTGGCACAAGCATCAGTAGAGCGCAAGGCTACGACATTACAAAACATGCTAAAGAAATTGCCGAGATAAGTTTAGACTTTGATGTGTTTATCAACAATGCATTTGATGGCCCCCCACAAGAAGACTGGGCCAACTTTGCACAATCTCAAATTTATTTTGCAGTGTATGATGCCTGGAAAGCTGCTGGCAAAACAGGATACATTTTTAACATTGGATCAACTGGCAGCAAAAATATTGTTGCTCCTGAACCCAGATTTGAAACCTACAGAGTCAGCAAGGCAGCACTAGAACATGCAAGCCAGCAAGGCACACAGGCATTCAAACAAAATCTAGTGCCATTTAAAACAACACTCATAACCCTGGACCGATTGGATACAGAACTCAGTCGTAGTCGTCCAAACTGGACTGGCAATGGCATCAATTTAACCGATATCAGCAATTTTATACAATACGCTACCACCGTGAGTCAAAACACAGTGATAGAAGAGGCAACTTTTTACATTAATTTAGACCACAAGGCATAACTATACAGCAAGGATAAATCGCATACAACACATGACATGGCTATATCAAGATACCCCAATTGAGACGTTGCCCGAAGAATGTGTTGGATTTGTTTACTGCATTACAAATAATCTATCTGGACGCAAGTACATAGGCAAAAAATTAGCAAAGTTTAGCAAAACAACATATAAAATAGTCAAACAAAAGAACGGCACAAAGAAGCGGAAGAAGATACGATCAAAGATCGATTCAGATTGGAGAGAGTACTACGGGTCAAGCCCAGAGTTAACCGCAGACGTAATCACCCTAGGCACCGAAAACTTTACCAGAGAAATACTTTACTATTGTAAATCAAAATCAGAATGTTCGTACATTGAAGCAAGAGAACAGTTCACAAGAAAAGTATTGGAATCAACAGATTATTATAACGGCCATATTCAAGTTCGTGTGCATGGCTCACACATTATAAACAAACTTTAATCACGACTCTGTGCTGAGTGTTTGGCTCAGCCCCATTGAGGAACG